ACTCGTGGCTATGAAGTCATAGACTTTATTGAGACTCTCTGCCATTTAACAGAAGATTCTATTGCTGGTAAGACTGGCGATAAATTTATTCTACGCCCATGGCAAAAAGATTTACTTCTTCACTTATATGCAGAACGAGAAGATGGACTTCTAAAACATCGTCGTGCTTTGATTGGGATAAGTAGGAAAAACGGAAAATCAGCATTGATTGCTTCTCTTGTTTTAGAGCAATTAGTATTAGGTGTTAGTGGTGGACAGATTTATTCTGCGGCGGCAGACAAAGAACAAGCAAGAATCATCTTTAAAACTGTTAAGAAGATGATAGAACTTGAACCAGAGTTAAAAGAAATACTTGAAGTTTATCAAAATACTATTTACAATCCAATTACTGGATCAGTCTATAGAGCATTGTCTTCTGAAGCATTTACTAAAGAGGGTTTAAATAGCACATTTATCGTCATAGACGAATTACATGCACAGCCAAATAGAGAGTTATATGATGTTTTATCTCTATCTATGGGTGCTCGTGAAGAGCCTATGTTGATAGCAATTACCACAGCAGGCACTAAATATGACTCAAATGGTAAAGAATCTTTATGCTATTCAATGTATCAGAGAGGTGTACAGATAGCAAAAGGAGAAGTTGAAGATCCTTCCTTCTTTTTTGCCTGGTATCAAGGTGATGAAAAACTTAATTACAAGGATCCTGAAAACTGGCAATTAGCAAATCCTTCTATGGGAGATATTGTTTCCATGGAAGATATGCAATCTGCAGCATTATTAACACCAGAAGCAGAATTTAAAACTAAGCGTTTAAATCTATGGACAAGTACTGGACAAGCATGGATACCATCAGATTTATGGGACGCTTTGCAACTAAGAAACAGGGATATTATTCCTGGAGAAGATGTGGTTCTTGCATTTGATGGTGCTTTTAGTAATGACTCAACTGCTATAATTGGATGGTTTTTGGGTGGAGAAAAGCCTCACTTAAAAGTAATAGGGTTATGGGAAATACCAGAAGTAGATCCTGATCCATCATGGCATGTACCTGTTGCAGAAGTAGAGAAAACAATTATTGATACATATAAGAATAAAGGTCTTTCTATAAAAGAAATTGTATTTGATCCTGCAAGATGGCAAAGAACATTTATGATTTTAGATGAAGAAGGAATGCCAGTGGTAGCATATCCAAACTCTGCAGAGCGTATGGTACCTGCCACACAAAAATTTTACGAGGCAGTCATGAATAAATCATTTACCCATGATGGAGATCCAAGACTTGCAAGACATGTATCTAATTGTGTAACTAAAACATCATCTCGTGGAATTATGGTATCAAAGGCCACTAATAAAAGAAAAATAGACGCTGCAGTAGCAGCAATATTTGGATATGATAGGGCTACAGCACCTAAACCACCTAAACAACCAGTAGCACAGTTCTATAGAATATAAGGAGCAAAATGAAAAAGTTCAAAATAGATTGGTCAGTACTCACTGAAATTACTGGCGTAGGTCTTGCCACATATGGTATTTATTTAGTTGATCAAGCAGCAGCATTCATTGGACTTGGAGTATTCTTGGTCTGGTTAGTGGAAAAGGAGTAAAGATGGCAGCAGGTATTTATAACCCAACAATAGATCAGGGTTCTACATGGACTGTTTCATTGGTATATAAAGATTCAAATGGCGATCCTGTAAACTTAACTGGTTACACTGCTAAAATGCAATTGCGTAAGAAGTACGACTCAGCAGTTGCAGCATTGACCCTTGCTACAGGCGGACAGGGAATTGTAATAACAGGTGCTACTGGCACAATAGCAATTACTGCTACAGATGAGCAGACTGCTACACTTGATCCAGGATTTTATGTTTATGACTTAGATTTAAATAATGGTGGAGTAATTACAAGATTAATTCAAGGACAGGTTACTGTTTCTGCAGAGGTAACAACTAATGCCTAATGAAAATATGGAAGTAGTAGTCAACGAAATTGTTAACACTGTTGAAATAACAGAAAGCAACGACAATGTTGTAACTGTTGAAGAAGTAGTTAACCAAGTAGTTGTTTCTGCTCCTGGACCAATGGGACCTCCAGGACCTCCAGGACCGCCAGGCCCAAGTGGAGATTTAACTTCTGGACCAATTCTTGCTACATCTGGCGTATCTTCTATCAATCCTGCAAATAAAAGCGGTACAGGAGATATATTCGTATTAAGAAACAATCCCACTGTTGATAATGGCTTTACTGTAAATCAGGGTGACTTAACAGTTCAAGGTACAAATAGTAAAGCAACTATCAATAATATTGTTATTAGTAGAGGTCCAAATGATTCAATTGCTGGAAACCTTCGTGTAGGAGATCAAAATTTAGAAAGTATCACAACAGGAAATCAAAACACTGCTTTTGGAAATCGTGCTCTTCAAAGTGTAACTTCAGGTAGTAATAATATGGCACTTGGTCAAGATACTAATAGATATCTGACTACAGGTAGTGAAAATATTGCTGTGGGTACATTTGCACTTTCTCATAATCAGACTGGCTCATTTAACACCGCAATTGGGTCGGGAGCAATTGGAAATGCCTTATCAGGTACAAATATAAGTAATAACACTGCTATAGGAACTAATGCTCTTGGCAAAATTCAAACAAATGACAATACCGCTATTGGATCTAATGCTGCTTTTAATACTACTACTGGTTCTAATATTTTAGCGTTTGGATCATTAGCATTAAATCAAAATACAACTGGATATAACAATCTGGCTATTGGTAATTATGCTTTAAGACTTAACACTACTGCACATAGTAATATAGGAATTGGCAATAATGCTCTTGAAAATAATAGTGCTAATTATAATATTGCTATTGGTTCTGATTCTTTAAGAGATAACACTACTGGTAGTAATCAGGTTGCTATTGGCGTGAATTCTTTAACAAATAATACAACTGGTAACGACAATACTGCTATTGGGTACCAAACACTGATTGAGAATTTATCTGGAGCAAATAATGTTGCTATAGGTAGCAATGCTTTACAAAATAATACTGCAAGTCATAATACCGCTATTGGTAGCAGTGCTTTAAATAGCAATACCAGTGGTTCAGAAAATGTTGCTATTGGTTCAAGAGCATTAATGTTTGGTACAACTGTTCAAGATTCTATAGCGATAGGTTATCGTGCTCTTGAAAATAATACTTCAAATAATGCATTTGCTATTGGATTTGAGGCATTAAAAGATAATACTACTGGTGCAAATAATACAGCATTAGGCTTTAGAGCATTAAATGCTAATACAACTGGAAGCGGTAATTTTGCATTAGGAACCAGCGCACTACAAGCAAATAATGGTAATGAAAATTTTGCACTTGGCAATAGTTCAATGTATTCTAATACAACTGGTTATTCAAATACCGCTATTGGCAATGATTCTCTTAGAAATAATACTACTGGATATGAAAATTTTGCACTTGGATTTCAATCTATGTATAGTAATACTACTGGTAGAGGTAATTTGGCTATTGGTAGAACATCGCTGGTGATGAACCAGTCTGGAGAACTAAATATTGCTTTAGGCGATGGTGCACTTGGTCAAAATATTTCTGGTAATGGAAATATTGCTATTGGACCAGGTACATTGAGTGCAAATAACACATCTTCAAATATTGGTATTGGTTCTGGAGCATTGTTTACAAATCAAAACGGTACACAAAATATTTCCATAGGAAATGAAGCACTCTACAATGCGCTTAATCTTTCTCGCATGATTGCTATTGGACATAGAGCAGGATATAACAATCAGTCAAATGATGTAACTATAATAGGGGCATTTTCGCAAGAGGCTGGCAGCAATAGTAATGCTACATCAATCGGATCTCAGGCAATGAGAAACGGAACTGGAAATACAGATTCAATTGCTATTGGCTCAAATTCAATGCTTGATGCAACAGGTGCAACAAATAGCATTGCTATTGGTAATTTTTCATTAACTAAGGCAACTGGTGATTTTAACACTGCTATAGGAACAAGTGCCCTTGAGGATAATACAACTGGTGATAACAATGTGGCCATTGGTGCAAATGCTCTTAAAGATAATATAACAGGCACTCGCAATATGGCAATTGGGACTAACACTCTTAGTGTAAACACAATAGGGAATAGCAATACCGCTATTGGAGTAGATGCTCTACGCTACAATACTGGAAGCGATAATATTGCTATTGGCCAGGCTGCAGCAATTGATAACACCACTGGAAATAATAATATTGCTATTGGGTCTTCTGCTCTTGATAATAATTCAACTGGAAGCAATAATACCGCAATTGGAACAGCAGCATTAGCCAACAACACTGTTTCGTCAAATACCGCTATTGGATCATTTGCTCTTAGATTTAATACAACTGGTACTAATAATACTGCAATTGGCTATACTTCACTTTACAACAATACAACTGGAGTATCTAATACTGCGATAGGCATTGCTGCTTTAGAAAATAATACTACAGGCAGTTCTAATTTAGCCATAGGTGCTGCTGCATTAAGACTTAATACAATAGGTGGATCAAATCTTGCAATTGGTACTTCTGCTTTAGAAAATAATACTACAGGTAATAACTTGTTTGCTATTGGCCCAAATGCCCTTAGAGTAAATACAAGTGGCACAACTAATATGGCTATGGGTTCTGGTGCACTTGAATTTAATACAACAGGAAGCATCAACTTAGCAATTGGTCTTAGTTCTATGGCAGCATGTACCACTGGTAATGGCAATGTTGGTCTTGGAGCCTATTCGCTTCAATCTTTAACTACTGGTAACAATAATCAAGCACAAGGCGCTCAAGCATTACAGTATATGACAACTGGTACTGCTAATACTGCCGTTGGAAACTTAGCAGCAAACTTAACCCATACAGGTGGTCAAAACACTGTTGTTGGTGGTGGAGCATTAATTCAAAATATTGTTGGTAATTTCAATACCGTAGTTGGACAACAAGCATTAACAAATGTTACAAATACAGTTTCATCTCTTGGAACTATTGTTCCTGGATCTGGATATACAAATGGAACATATACTTCTGTTAACTTGATTCCAAATCATGGCTTTGTAACTCCATTACCAGCAACAATTGTTGTATCAGGTGGAGCAGTTACATCTGTAACCTTAACTGGATTTAATGGTGGTGTTAGAAGCGGTGCAACACTAACTTTACAAAATTCAGCAGCATTAGGTGCAGGTGGTTCAGGATTTTCTGTTCCAGTCGCAACTGTAGCAACTGTAAGCAGTGAAAATACTATTGTAGGAAGAAGAGCAGCACAGTTACTTCGTCAAGGTGAGCAAAACACTATTCTTGGTACTGAAGCAGGACAAAACTCAACATCTTATTCA